AAGACGAGGCGGGAAGGCCATCGCTGCAAGCTGCTGGACATGCTCGATCTCGAAGTTCGTACCCGGAGCCGCGAAACCAGCAGCCGGAGAGCCCATGATGAACGGCTCCTCCATCAGCTTGCCGCCCGTGAACGGATCAATCGCGCCGATTGCGCGCATGTGCTGTTGCAGAGCCGTCTTCACGAAGAAGTTATCCCAAGCCGTGTCCATGATGTAATCGTTGAACGTTGAGGCTTGCACATCGCCATTGAATGTTGGATCGGGCATCGTATTACTCCTTAGAACTCCAGTGTCTTACAGTGAATTACTGAACCAAAAGTTTGGCGTACTTCTCTTGCCGGGCGACGGTAGATGATTCGCGACCCGCTTCCGTCTGCCAAGAATTGCGCTTGTCGTCGGGAAGCGCCTTGAACTTGTCGAACTTGGTGGCAGCGGGGGTGGAGAGCTCACCATTCTCGCTGCGAGGATTCTCGGCCTTGTACTTCTCGATAGCCGCATCCTCAATCGTCTTGCGATCCGCAGCGGCCTTAGCTTCATCTTTGGCCTTCTGCTTGGAGGTGAGGTCATACTTGCGGTCGGCGTACTCGGTCAGCGACTCATTGGGGCGACGGCTCTTGGTGAAGTCGTCGTACTCGGCTTCGATGTCCAGACCGTGACCGAGCAGGTCGCGAGCGCGCTCCGAGAGCGACATAAGCTTCATGTAGGCCCGTTGGCTCTGGGCTAGTTCATCGGGCTTGACATAGGTTCCATCGGGGAGCGTGTTCGGTTTGGTCTCCACCTTTGGCTCCCCCTTCGGCGCGAGCAGTGCGTCCGAAATTTCGTACCCCTGATCCTTGAGCGACTGAAGCGCCGCGCGGGTCTTGGCGAGTTCGCCATCCTTCTCCGCGTATTCCATGTCTTTCTTGAGATAGTGGGGATCGACTACATCGGTCTTCCACTTCTTCAGGTCATTCTCAATCTTCTGCGCATTCAGAAGGGCCGTCTGCCCACTCTCCGCGTCAGCTACGAAGGCTTCGAGCACCGAGGCATAGGCCCGGTCGGTGACGAGGGTTTCGATCTTTGCGTCGTCCAGACCGCGTGCTTTCAGTACGTCGCGAATAGCCATTGTGAGTCCTCGCTAGATGGGGGGTGCTTGCGGTTGTGCAGGCGATACGGTCTGTGCCGCCTTGCTTTGAACTTTCTGCACAAGCTGATTGATCCCATCCGCTTCTTCCGACCCTGCCGGGAAAACCTGTCCCAACATACTCGCCAGCTTACCGATCTGTCCGAGTATCTGCACCAGCGCACCAGAAGGAGCCCCGCCCCCTTGAGGGGAAGCTCCTTGTGGTGCGCCTTGAGGTGCAGCAGCCATTAGGCGACCCTCTCAGCGGAATCTTGACGGACTTCCCGAAGTTTGAACATCAGAGTTTGACGCTCTTTGCTCATTTCCTCGGTAAGAAACGGGACGCTTCTCTTCTTGCGTCGAGCAAGCCTTTCTTGCCGCTGAAATTCCATCAAATCTTGGAACTCAATGGCAATTTCTGCTTGATCCCGTTTCATAATGAAGTACGGCAGGCATCCCTTCAATGCGTCCGCAGCGAGTTGACCAGACAAATGCCAGTACCAGTACTTTTTCTTTCGTACGGTAGACTTGCATTGCCCGACCCCTCCCCCGAACGTACGCATAAGCCAAGTAGAGAGACGAAAATCGGTGTTGCCTATCGTGATCTGCATGTGGTGATGGTGGGTACCGCCCTTAGATCCAGAGATGGCTATGTGGCCCTCTCCGTCCAAGTAAGCGGCTAACCTCGCCCAATCCACTTCAGATATGACAATAGGCATCCGACTAGCCCCGCTTCCGCTTGCTGCGCTTGTGTTCCATGGACTTGAAGCCGCCGTGAATTTTCAGCTTGCTGTGCTTACCGTGCTTTTTGACCTTGTGCTTTGCCATGATTGGCTCCTTTGGGTTGACTAAATGAGAAATGGCCCAAGCCATTTCTGACTTGAGCCATGTCTGCAAATCCCCCAAAGGGCGCATCCAGAATCTCGTGTTCAAACAGAACTATCGCAAAAGGTTGCCCATAAGTCAAATGGACTGTGGAATTATTTTTACTCAGCCTCGCCTTCGGCTACGCGGCGAAGCTTGCGCTCAGTGAAGATCACGTCGTTTACTCCGCCGTTTCCGGGGAAATTCACGACGAACTGGCCGCGCCAGTTCTCTCTGCGGAACAGGCAAATCAACTCGGCCAGCGTGCCGTTGTCTTTCGGCCCTGTCCACTTGGCGATCGCGGAGTCTTCCCGCTTGATCTCGAACTGCTTGCTGTCAAATGCCATCTTTCCTCCTAGCTAGTGGTGATCGTTGAACGAGGCCCCTCACTGGAGCCCTTAGTCTTCATCTGGGCGGGCTTGTTGCCCGTGGGTGGTCTACCGGGCTTCGCCTTCGCTCCGGCCCCGCCTGCGGGCTGTGGAGGCCCAGCAGCGCCCTGTGGTTGCAAGGCTGTGGCAAGTTCTCTCATCTTCTCGGCAAATTCGAGCTTCATCTTCTGCTCGCTCTGCCACTTCTCAAGCTCCGTGTTGCCTTCGAGTGTGCCCCAGTTCGGGATGTCCAGATTCTTCGCGACGGTCTCAGAAGAGATCATGCCGCCTGCACGCTGCCATTGCAGAACAGTGAGCTTAGTCTTGGTCTGCACCTCTCCGTGCAGCGAGCCGGGAGCCACTTGAGCGTGGATGTTCGCGCAGAATGTCTTCACCCTGTCCATGCGGGTGTAGATCGACGATCCCTTGGCTGGGTCTTCATCCGGCCCGTGAGAGGGAACCATCGACTCGGGCTGGAAGTCGAATACCTCCCGAGATACGCCGCCAGGCCCGACGTACTGCATCACTCTTCCGGTCGGGTAATACTGCAACACGTCGCTCAAGACCATCTCCATGATCTCGCCCATCGGTTCTTCCATCCCGTGCGAGATGTCGGTAGCGATTGGCCCGGCTTCCTCCTGCGCCTTCTCGATTGCGTCGTCGGCGGAAGCGAGCTTGGCTTTGGCGAGATTGTTGAGGGCGTTGAGACCGAGCATGTAGTCCTCATCGTCGCAAATCAACTTCTGGAAGGTGAAGGCGAACTCGGGGATGCTCAATAGCTGCTCCGGCAGCATCGTCCGAACCACCTTGTCATCTACCGGGCCATCCACGCCAAGCCTTGCCCGCTCCTCGTAGGGATCGAACTGCTCCATCGTCTTGCGATTGATCCCCGCCGTCTTGTCGAACATCATGGCCGGATCAAAACGCTGTCGGGAGGTCTGATCCATACCCCGCATCAGAGCCCTGCGTGCGTCTCCGAGGGACATGATATCCGCCGCCAGAGAGTATCCCGGCTCCCACGGCCACTCATCAGCGGAGAACCTTGCCAGCGGGTGCATCCCGTGCCAGTCCCAGAACGGGCCGTCATACAGTGGCTCCTGCATCCCGGTCTGCGTCACAAAGCAACGCAGGTTGGGGTAGAGGAAGCAATCCTCTTCGGTCGCCTTGCGGGTCTTGCGGATGCCCGGCTGGATGAACTCGGCGGTGGGTAACTCTTGGCCGAGGTAGGGCACTACGTAGGATTCCATCATCCCCGGCTTACCCATTGCTATCGGCTTCTTCGTGTCATTTAGGCTAAGGTCGCGGACGGTGGTGTAGCGGATCTCGTCCATCTGCGCGGCCCAGTTCGCATACTGCGGCTCCCCGGCTCCGGCGCGGAACCTCTCAGCGAGCGTGATGCGATCCTTCGCAGCGTTCCCGCTGTACCTGCGACGGGCTACCGGACGAAGCTGTCCTTGGAACTTCGGGAACTTAGCGTGCGCTTCGTACTCCGGCATGAACTTGATTCGACTCCACGCGTATGCTCCCTGCACCTTGTTATCATCCGGCACCTGGAAGGGAAGGGCGTCGTTGCAGGAGAACACGTCGAAGTCGATCCTGCGGGCACTCTTGGCCTGAAGGCGGATGTTCCGGTAGACCGGGGAGACGAACGCAAAGCCTCCGGCTACCAGCCATTGCGTGCTCTTTTTGAACGCGGTCGGGAATTTGCTCTCGAAGTAAACGGCCTTCCAGACCTTGTTCATCATGGCGATGAAAGACTGGTACGCCGGGTTGTCGGAGCTATAGGCGTCCACCGCGCGGATGTCTGCGATGTTGGCTACAACCTCGCGTAAGGCCCGCTTCTCGCGGTTCATGGAGATGTTCGAGCGCGACTGATTGAGCGTGTCGTTGTACTTGCCGGAAATAAGGTTGATTGCCGTTCCCACGTCTCGGGAACTCAGCAGGCTGGCGTTGAATTGCTCGCCCGCCGAGACCACATCGTTTACCCAACCCATCTTCTCCGAGCCTTTAGCGTCTCGCGCAGGCGGCTGCCAATGCCGGGTATCTTCGTCTCGATTGCTCACGCTGTTTGCTCCGCCAGTTTCGCCATTGAATTGAGTTCCGTATCTGCCAGCCCTTTGCGCTTACCAGAGAACTGCGCGAGCCCGATTGCCTCTTCCTGTCGCTCGATCACGAGCGATGCCCTCGTAAGATCAGGCTCGTCCACCAGCATCTTGTAGAACGCCTCATCCTTGCGCTCAAGGCTCGCCAAGGTCTGCCGGGTCAGACGCTCGTCTTCCGTCGAGATGCAGCCTTGAGCAAGACGTAGACGGCAGTTTGCCTTCAACTGCTCCCGCTTGTCCCGCGAGCGGAGATGTTCCTCAACCCTCATAGAGCGGAACTTCTGGAACTCTTGAATAGCCATCCGGCGAGAAAATTGCTCCACCTCACCAGTCGTCTTGCACTCCACTCGCTGCCACCCCTTGAAAGGCTTCATGCGCGTGTCGGGTGCCAGTATCACCTCACCCGAAGGGTGCTGCCAGTAAACCGTCCCGTTCTCTATTTGAGCCTTTTTCATGTCTACTCCGAGAACCGGGCGAAAAACTCTTCTGCGCCAGGATTGCTTACTGTCTGAACCCAAGGTGAATAGTCGATGTCGTAGCCGTCGTCTTGAAGAGAAGCATACTTCTTTTTCGAGCGTTCGGCCATGATGTCCGAGTCGTGAAACGTGAAGTAGGCCATCGCGTCAGAAAACACGGTGTCGTCGTGCATCCCCGAACGATGATCCTGACGAATCTTTCCCGAGGCCGAAGTGATCTGCTCCAACCCCTCAAGCTCCGAGATTGAGAGCTTCGAGTTGATGATGTACCAGCCGTTCTCTACCGCGTACTTGAACGTTCCCAGCAGCAATGGCCTCGACCATTCGTTCGTCCACCATCCCTCACGAGCGTTTTCTGACGGTCTCGGGCGCATGGTCTTTTTGTCGTACTCGCGGAAGTGGTGGTGGTTCCTGAAGCCGTGCAGCTTGAGCGCGTGATAGCAGGAATCGCCATATTTCCGGCGCTGCTCAATGATAATTTTGGGCTGCTCGTCCTCCATGAACTTCGCGTAGTAGGAGCCAATCGCCATCACCCATGCGTATAGCTCAACGTTCGAGATGTCGTCGGCTACGAACTGAGCAACCTGCTCATCCGGCACGACATCCTCTCCAAATTTGTTCACCGTCACCGAGCTTCGATCTCCACCCACGCCAAACCCGGTATCGACAGCAATGGAGTACTTCGCCCGCCTCTCCGGGTGCCTCCAGATGATGAGTTTCTTGAGTGGGTCAAAGGATGAGGATTCGTAATCTCCACATAAGGGCATGAAGACCCACTCCAGGCGGATGTCGTGCGGGGTTTTCCAAGATGTGACGATGCGCGTGCCGTGCGGGTCGATCACGCCCTCGACCGCGAGGGGGTCGTGACGCTCGGCAATACCCTCTCCAATGACGCCGTAGATGTCTACAGTACGCGCCCGGTTCTTCTTGATGTCCTCGATGGCCTCGGTCTCGAACACGGAATCGTTCTCGCCTACCAGGGCGTCGTAGTCGTCGCAGGGCATGTGACGCAGCCATGATTTCTCAGTCTTGCGGCGCTTTGCGTCCTCGAAGTTGAACTCCCAAAACCACTGCTGGGCGCGAGGCATCTTCCAGTCCGGCCCGATGACCTTTATCAAAGCTCTCGCAGAGTGGGCGTAGGCTTCACATTTGGCGACGGTCTCAATCGTGGCTGGATTGGGTGTCCACCCATCGGGTATCTTGAACTTTTCCAGCCACTCCTTTTTTGGGTACAGTTCCGGCGTCATAAACCACGGGATAAACAGCGGGTAGAGTCTCGATTTCCCTTCAAAATAGAAGGCTTTGTTGTCCCTCCACTGCTCGGCCCACCAGCCAGTGTTGCCGTTCCCGGTGGACTCCAGAATCATCAGGATTTCAGGGCCGGAATGGACGGCCTTGAATAGACCTTCCTCGATCTGAACAAGGGGATCAGTGTAGTCACAGACCTCCGAGAGATGGATGGCTGTAGGCGTAGATCCCTGACCAATACCGCCGCGTATCGAGCCCGACTGAATGACGATCTGGGAGCCGACGTGCGCG